TCTCTGTAGGAGTAGGAGTAGGTGTTTCGGTCTCTGTAGGAGTTGGAGTAGGTGTTTCGGTCTCTGTAGGAGTAGGAGTAGGTGTTTCGGTCTCTGTAGGAGTAGGAGTAGGAGTAGGTGTAGGTGTTTCAGTCTCTGTAGGAGTACAAGTTGGTGTTGGTGTAGGTGTTTCGGTCTCTGTTGGTGTCGGTGTAGGTGTTTCAGTAGGAGTCGAAGTAGGTGTTTCAGTAGGAGTCGAAGTAGGAGTCGAAGTAGGTGTTGGTGTAGGAGTCGAAGTAGGTGTTGGTGTAGGGGTTACCAAATTATTAATATTATTTTTAATTTGCTGTATTTCGTCCATTATATCAGAAATATTTTCAAACAATTCTTGAAAATTTGAATTTATTTTGGTTCTTATTGTAAATAAAGATTCTCTATTGTTTAAAATTTCTTGCGCCATATTAATATACTTACTTATATTTTAACTGTTACTATTCATACCAATTATAAACATCTAACCATAACATATAATCATCCCATTTATAATCATAATATTCATCCCATATATAATCATCGATCCATAGTAAATTATCATTCCATTTATGATTGTAATATATTATTTCTATGCCTTTAGTCCACGGAAATTGTATATTTTGAGAGCAACCGAATGAGCTTATATAAGGTAAAATTGTATCTTTTGTTAATTTACCATAACCAGCCTCATTTTCCATTATAACATCAACATATCCTATCGTTTTTGGTTGTTGCGGGAAAATAAAATTTAAAAATTTATCATTTATAACGGTAAACTCAAAAACTTGAATTGCTCTAAACGGCGGATATGATAGTTTTTGCGTATTTGTTCCTGATATGAAAGGATTAAAACATCTTATATTATTAAACATCATTTCATTTGATGCACTTAAATATAATTTTCTAGGTCTTAAAAACGATTTTCCCTTTATGAATATATCGACTGAAGAAATATTAGAACTCAAGCTAATTTGATACGGTATAACCTTTTTCATTTTAATTAGAATTGTGGTCTTGCTGATATACTATAATAATTTGTAAATATATCATCTATGTCTACTAATAAATTATTATCGAAGTTTGCTGTGTGATATTCGGAATCTATTACATATATTTTATTAATAACCTCATCCAATCGTTTAAATAACCATCCTTTGATTGTGAATGTTGTGTCAGCTGTAATTCTATAGGGTTGGGTTGCTTGTAATTCTATAGGATAATTTATTCTGATACTACCATCCCATAATATTTCAGATCTTATTTCTGTTGGAAATTTTGGATTTACTGTAGGTATTTTCCAAGATATTATAATATAAGGATCACAATATGGTACAAAATTAGATATAATTTGATCCATATCATTTTGATATTTTGTTACTATGGTCATCGAAACCCCGATATTAACAGGTACGGGTTGTAATATCTTTTTATCATAAGGTAAAGAATCTTCTTCGTTACTATATGGAACTCTAAACCCTTCGTTTTTATTAAAAACTCTCGTATTATCTCTGGTTATAGAGTTTATATTAACACCAATAACCGGAACCGTTAACCCGCCAGGTGCGGGATTATTTAAATAATTGAATACTCTAGTTTTGGGTGCATACACATACAATACTTTTTTATCAGGTGGATCTAAAAGTTCTTTATTTTTATCATATCGTTTAATTATAACATCATTGAAAGCAGCAACCATCTGTTCAAGAAGTGTTTGTATTTCCCAATTAAACGTATATTTTTTCATCTATATAAATATTTATTAAAAATAAACGTTTTAAATATTTTTTAAAAAATATAAATTAAAAAAATCGATCTAAAAAGTATTTAGGTAACGTTTTACTATATCTTTGTATAGTTTTTACAGCTGTACCGTCTAATATATAAGTTACCGAAAAATCATCTTTAGATCTAGTACATCTACCACACATTTGAATAATCTTATCTAACATTTTAGATGTATAATGTTCAGGGTTTTCTTTAAACATTTTTTTAATTCTATTTGAATTTAAAGGTAAATATGGAGCTTTTATTATAATTTGAAATCTGCCATAATCGTCATCCAAACTTATACCTGTATCTAGAGACGGACTAATCAATATTGTGGGTTCATTAGTATCGTAATGTTCTCTTATTATGTCCTCGTTTGTTATACCATCATCTCTAAAAAGAAAACGTTGATTGTTTTTTAATTGTTTCTTAAATTCTTCGGTTATTTTATTAGTATGAGTATGTATCAGTCCTTTTTCATTCGGATGACTCTTACATATTTCTATAGCATCCTTAACTATAAGTGGTAACATACTATCCATTGTTTTATAAGATAATGAATATTTTTTTGAACACATTATAGGAGATTTTTTAGCATCAAAACACGAATCGATCTCAAAATATTCATAATCGTTTTCAGAAATACCCAGTGTTTTTGCAAATTCTTTAGGATTTGATATTGTAGCAGAAATCATTAATATTTTATCAGCTTTATCAAAAATATTTTTTGATAAAGGTTTTATATTATATGGCGCAAATGTTACCTTTTCCGTATTAAACGATTCAACTAAATAATCACAATCTTTCCAATTGTTTAATACTAGATCCATAGTAGAAATCATATTTGATAATCTGAATATTTTACCAGATATATTGTTATTTATTTTATCAAACCCCGATTTTAAGGATATTTTTTGTGCATTTAAAAAACAATCTTCGTATTCTTTTGTTACTTCTGTATGTAGATCTTGTAACCATTTTTTAGATTTTGTTGTATTATCATCTAATATTTTTGTATGCGGTATTCCTTCAAATTTTAAATTTTTATAATTTATATTTAAAGTATATTTATTAATCAATTCGTCTTCTAATTCTGATGCTTCGTCCATTATCAAAATCTGTCTTTTTTGTAAAAATTCAGGAAGATTTAAAAAAACACTATAGTTTAAAACAGGGGATTTTGATATTAATCCATTATTTCTATTTTTGTAATATGGACATCTATTCTCTTGAAAACATTCTATTTTTTGTGATGGTAATAATGTACATGGTGCAAAATCAGTATAAAAATTATCATCTATATCACACTTATAATTTCTTTTACCTTTAATGCTACGACCATCCAAAAAAAGATTTGAATATTGATCTTGTAGCGATTTACTAATAGTAAGAATAAAAGCACCGAAAAATTCGGCATCTAAAAACTCTTGAGATACGCAAAACTCATTATCTTTGTTTTTTTTATATATCGAATAATTCTCAATATACTCTTTTAAAGTATCATCTATATTTCTAGTACTTTCGGCTATCGTTTTAGCTATATGAGATTTCCCAGAACCTGTAGGTAAACATCCTATTGCTATTTTTTTACCAGAATTCCAAATTTTATCTATTTTTTTTAGAGCTTCTATTTGTTGTGTTCGGGGTACTGCACCGTTTGGAAAAAAATCTAAAAAATTTGACATCCCTAAAATATAGAGTGTTTCTGTAAAACTGTCAATTTATTTTATCAAATCTTTATTGAGAGATTTGCTTAATTCTTGATCAACCACCTTTAAAACACACGGAGCAGCATAGTATACAAAATTGTCTTTATCTCTTCCGGTATACAATCTACCGTAGTTTTGTTTTTTATTGATTTTTGGATATGATTTTAATGGTATTTGACTTATATCCAAAATTTTTAAATCTTTTTCGGGTATTTGTATCACAGTACCAGAAAAAACATTAAATATATTAATTTTTTTATTTTCCATTTACAGTTAATATTATATTAAAAAATTTTGATTTTGCAACCTTTGGATTGAACAATGTAAAATACGGTTCGATATCAAATAAATGTTTTTTTAATGTAACAATTCTATAATCAAAATACATTAAGTCATCGTCCTCATGATATTCCATTCCAAACGGTATCGGTATTTCTAATTTATCTTTTTTCTTTTTATCGTTTTCTAAAATAAAAACCAAATAAAAATTTCTTTGATAAAATAAAATTAATTTTCCTTTTTTTATAATTTTATTTTTAATTTCAAATGATATATTTTTTTGCAATAATTTTTTGCAATTGTTTTCTATATATGTTCCGTTAATAAGCATTTTTTATCGATCCATAAAGGATGCTTTCTCACCAGATGTCATTTTTGACAATATTAAATTATAATATTGCCAAAATTTAGTACTATCAGGGTATGTTTTTATCGGCAACATCGCGCTTCTTACCACATTGATACTTTCACCGGGTACGGCTCTCCAATCTTGCATTATAATATCCCAAAAAAATTCCAAATTTTTAGGTCTTGGTTCATATGCGCGTGGTAATCTAGGTTTTTTGAAATGTAATAATTTGATACCTTCAGTAGAATTTAATAGTTTTCGATCTAATGTTAGTAACATTCTACGTGTTTTGGGTAATCGATTTCTATCTCTACGAGTAAAAACAATTTCTACAACGTGAGTTTGAGCTATTTGATATAATCCTGATATCCCGATATTACCCATTTTGTGGTTTAGCTACACCAAATATTCTACCTTCGTTTAAAAATACTAAGTTTGATATGTTATTTAAACTTGCTACCTTAATACCTTTATCGTTCGGAAAAATTACACAATCCCCTTTTTTCACGGTTCTGCAATTAGGGCCAGCCAAATGAACCTTACCAACTCTCCATGCAAAATGCACAACATCGACAGGAACCCAAATGTTTCCTCTTTTGATTTGTGTTCCGTCTGATGAAACATCTATATATTCCACCATTAAAATATCATCTAATACGTCAGTCAATTCCCAACCTTCTAGATTTAGATCAGAATTTTTATAACTTTCTAATTCTACTAATCCTTTGTTTAAATTTTCTACATTTTTTGGTATTAAGTCTATCATATACGTTTAATTATCTTTGTTTTTAATATATTCAAGTAAATTGTTATATATTTTTATTTCTCTTTTAGATATTTCATAGTTTTTTATCAATATATCTTCATCCGAATTTTCTTCTGTGTTTATATTTTTCTTTTTAAGATATTCTAATTTTTTATGTATTTTGGGTAAAATTATTTTTAAAAATTTACAATTTTGTAAAAAATTTTCAGAGCTTTCATCGCACTTATTCCATCTATTTACAGTTACATTTGTAATTTTAGCGGCATCAAAATCTGACATAGATACCCATCGATTTAAAATATAATCTGTGATATTATTTTCGTATATAGGTTCTTTTTCTTTTTTCTTTAAAATCCAGTCTAAAAATTCAAAAATATTATTATTAGTTTGCATATAAAGATTTAAAAAGTTGATTAGATTTTTCCCAATCATCAGAAAGCATCGAATCTCCTAACCCATAGTGTACAGATCTTAACGGAAAAACACCAGCTTTTATTTTTAAATTATTAGCTCGTAAACAAAATGATATGTCGTAATGATGAAATTTAAAATTCTCATCCCATTTTAATTGTTTTTCTAGAGCTTTTTCCACATTTACACCAATAAATAATCCATCTAAAATTAAAGCTCTGCTATCAGATGGGCCGAACACTGTAGTCCATACTTTTTTATTCTTTGCATAATGTGCTACTTCTCCTACGTAATTATCTTGATTTGACATCAAATGCCATGCACATACATCTGAATTTAAATTGCACGTTTTCGCTCCAGCCAAACCTATAATATCGTAATTTTCAAAAGCCATTTGCATTTTTTCAAAAGCAAACAAATCATCTATAAGAACATCATCATGAACATAAATTATAAAATTATTTTTATATTCTTCGGTTAAGAATTTATTATATACTTTAGGAAGTCCTTCTGTGTTATTTTCTATAATTATAGCATTATTGACGGATTCTGTTTTTTCTAAAAATAAGCCAAATGGTTTTTTATTTAAAAAAGTTTGTTTGTTATCTTTGGTAGCTATTACGAATTTAATGGTTTTCATATTTTAAAATGTATTTGTATAAATAAAGGATAAGTAATTTTATCATAATGTCTAAAAAAGTCAAAAATAATAAAAGAAATATGAAAACTTTAGTACCTCAAACATCTTTAAGAACAAGAAATCAAATAAAAAACGTACTTGATTCCAATAGACGTAAAATGAGTTTGAATGAATCGGATATTCCGTTCATTTCTAGCTTTGTTAAAGCTCTTTTAAAAGAACAAGGAGATGATAATGGTGAACCTATACCGTCTAATGATGTGGAAAAACAATCGTTGGATAATTCATCGGATGTATATTCCCCTGAAAAAAATAAACAAGATTTTGATAAATCGTTATCACAAGAAACAGATCCATCTGAATTTGAAACTCAAGGGTTATCACCCGAAATAACCCAACAAAGTATAGAGCAAATACGAACATGGTCCGATAAATTAGACCAATTTGCTAACTTTTTAAATGATCCTGATAAGGGAACATCTTTACATAGAATATTGGCTGATTCTGATAGACCGGGTAGTTTGTTGAGAGGTGTTACCCGCAAAGCTTCCGATTCTATTACTCGTATTGCTGGTGAAGTAGAAAAATTAAAAGAAGTTCTTAATACATTCATTATCACAGCACCTAAAAAATTACGTGATCAAGATATGCAAGGTGCTCCTAAATAATTTTTTATGAAATACGATCAACATTTATTAGAAAAAGCATATAATAAAATTTTATTAAAAGAAGAAATTGCAAATTTTGGTGATGTTCCTGATGAACATTCTGCAAGAAATAGTTTTATGCCAAAGCAAGGCAATAATAATGAGTATGAAAATCGTGAAATAGAAGAAGAAGATGATAGAGAAGAATCTAACGATTCTATGCAAGAAATAATAAATGAGCTAGGTAATCGAATAGCTTCTGAAAATATTTTAAAAAATCTTAATAGTTTAGGTTCGAATGGAATAGATGATTTAATTTCATATCTTAACGAAAAAGAACAATGGGCTTTAAAAGATAATTTAATTAGATTTTTATACGTGTTAAAGGATTACGAATTTAGTACAAATTCTTCAGAATAAATTTATAATCAATTTCATTTAAATTTTTATCTATAGCTATATCATTAAAATCTTTGTATTTTGTAGTAGGCCATCTGAATACTTTTTCAGATTCATTTAAAAGTTTTAGTACCTTTTGCTTAGTCTCCTCATCCTTTGTAACTGCTATATTATCGATTACCCATATTTTTATATGAAACGGAAAAGCGTTAAGTTGTTCCTTTTGTGTTTTTGTTAAAGTTAAACCGCAAACAGCAACACCGTTTTTAACAAACATAGAATCTATCGGACCTTCGAATAGAAAAATATAATCAATATTAGGATTGATATTTTCTATACCAAAAATTGTTTTATCGTGACCAATTTTTCCCAAATATCTTGGTTCTGATCCATCCAATGATCTAGTTTGATAAAATATTATTTTATTGGATGTGTCATAAAAAGGAATAATCAATCTATTCCTGTGAATCTTATCGTTCAAACTTATATAATAAGTTTTAGATCGATTTATTGCAGTATCAATTTTTCTAGCTTTTATATAATCAACAGCTTTATTAAAATATCTATTGTTTTTATAATATTTCTGTTGAGTATGATCTAAAATATTAATAGAATCGTAAGGCAGTGATGGTATTATATACTCTTTTTTTATACCAATATTTTTAATTTCTTTAGAAAAATCCTCATTTTTATTTTCTAAAAAAATTTCATCGTAAGAAAGTCCGGTTATATTAGATAACCAATTTATAGCCGACCAAGACTTTTGACAATTAAAACAAAATAAAGATTGGGTTTTAGGGTAATAGAACAATCTTTTTTTCCTACCCCAAGAATTTCCTTCTCTGCAAATAGGACACGATGCATTATAATTTCCATCATATTTATTAAACGATGGATCGCCCGAATAGGTATAAAAAGCGTTTAATATATAATTTTCGCTTAGTGTCATGTCGGTATTATGACACTAAGCTATAAAAATGTCAACAATTAATCGTTATAGTCATCGTAATTGTCATCTAGCATTCCCTTTTCACCCCAAGGATCGTTAGAATCTATACCTAAATCTTTTGCAAGTTCAGGATCGATTTCAGATGATATTGAACTATCAGTATTGTAGTCATCGCCTTCTCCTGATTCTATGTCGGTTCGTAATCCTTCCAAATCATCATCCTTGATATTATTATCAAAGGTTTCAGGTTCTTCTAAATCATCTAAAGCTGGATCTTTTATTGCTACCAATTTGCCATCTTGTTCTCCCAATTGACCATCCTTAACCATTTTGTCTATAATTTTATCAACTTCTTCTTCTTCGTGACCATATTTAGAAATAAAAGATTTGATTTCTTCTTTGGTTGATGATTCATCATCCGATTCAATTATATAATTATAGATATGTTCTTCTACGCTCGATATTGATTTTGCGGGTTCTTCTTCGCTGGTAGAATTTTCATCAAATTCGACAAAATAAGAATGATCTGGTGTGCTTAACACATGCCAAAATCTTTTAAATAACAATTTTCTTTCATCTGGTCCTAACCCTTGATTCATTAAACCGATATTTATAGTACTTTCCCATTCAGGTTTAGTCTCTGGTAAATTTCCGGTGGATTGTACATGTTGCAATGCTTGTAAATAGAAATTTTTAAATGGACTTTTTAAGTTTTTTAAATCTTCTGATAATTTATCCATATTTAAAGTATATTTAGGGTATACTTTTTTCTTTCTTCCTTCATTGACTATTACAACTTTTTCAAAAAGAATGTCGAATTTTGTTTTTTTCATGATATTTATAAACTATTTATCTTTTTAAGGTACAATTATTTGTTTTTCTGGTGGCATATATATATCAGACATTAATGAATCATCATCACCATAAGGTTTACCGTCATTATTAATGTACAATTCTGTTAATTTGATTCTTTGTTCTGGTGTTCCAAATATTTCAATAAATGCTGGACAATCGTTTTTGGGGAAAATTTTACCATCACCATCCAAATAAGATTGTTGAAATATTTTAAAAATATTATCAATTTCTTCTCGATATTGTTCGTTAACACTCCGCAATCCTTCTTTCACTATGTTTATGGGTGAATGTTTTGTAATAGGAAAAAATAATATAATATCATACATTCTTAAAGTTTCATGTACAATAGTTCTTGTTTTTTCTACAAATGCATCACTAACCTTACCATTTAAATTTAACCATACTGTATATGCTAGATTGTCTAAAACGCATCGATCTAATATAACATCTTCATCTTTAGTGAAAGAAATAGCCTGTTCTACTAAAATATCTAAAATAATTTTTTGAGAATCTTCATTGCCATCTTCGTTTATGGAGAGGTTTTTTTCTTTAACTATATCTCTATAAGATTTTTCTGAAGTTTTATACATGTTCCAATTTTTTAAAAAATCGGATACGTATGTTGATTTACCTTGACATGCTGTTCCTGTTACGCAAATTTTCATATAAAATTTTCTGTTAAAACTATTTCTGGAAAATACTTGACCAATTCTTCAGTATGTAAATCATTATATTCATATTTTTCATCAATTTTACTCAAAACACTAATTCTATTAGTTGGTAATGTTGGATTTTTTATTCTAAATTTTAGAAGCATATCTTTTATTTTTATCGTATCATCGTAGTCCCAGTCAGCATTAGCATCAACTGAACATGCGAATAATAACGATTCCAATATAAGAGAAAATTCTTCCTTTGTCAATAACAAATTAATTTTTGATTCCATAATACATTCCTATATTATTAACCAATTTTCTAAAAAAGTCAAATAGAAGATTGTTTTGGTTTTTCTCCTGATGCTATAAATTCTTTCATTTGTGAAATCAACCGTTCAGAATTATTAGCATCTATGGATTTAGTAGAAAGAGTTCTTTTAAATTCTTCTTGTCTTTGTTGGTCAGCATTAAAAAAATCTTGAAACATTTTTAATAAATCTGTTTTTACTCCTATCACATCATTGGGATCAGGTAACTCAGATTGATTTATTTGATCGTCTGTAGGATTTTCTGCCGCTTCGGGGGGTGCGGGTGCTCCTTGTTTAATCTGATTAGTATCGGTCATAGCACCTGTAGGCATCGGAGCTTCTTCTTTTAAGAATAATTTATATGATTTTTGGTATACTGTATCGAATTTAGACATTTTCATAAAATTACTTATATAATATAACTTATAAAAAAGATAATTATTTATTATAATATAACTTATAAAAAAGATAATTATTTATATATGAATTTTAAAACCATTTTAAACGAAAATCTTGATAATATGATGTCTGATCTTAAAAATATGAAATTATCAAATGATCCGGCTATACAAATGACCCCGAAACAAAATAATAATGCACCGCAAAATGTTTCTCCTCGTGCATCAGAACCATCTATTAAAGTTTCATTAGACCCTAAAACAAATCGATATAATATTACAGACGGAACCGGAAAAATTTTAGCAACAATTGCTGATAAAAATAATTTTGCGGCAATTATAGATGCCTTACGTTCACATGTTAAAAACACTTAAAAACATTTTTTTAAATGCATCGTCTTTTTTACAGAGTAATGTAGTTCCTCCTAAAACACCACTCAATAAAACAGAGGAATTAGGTACTATTAATTTTTTAAAATCTAAAAAATTTTTTATAGTTTTTACTAGTATATTGATTATTTGTTTTTATTATTTTACGAGTATATTTATTTTATTTTTATTACCGGATATGCCTGAAAAAATAACCGGATTTGTAACATTATTTTCTAAAACTATAGAATTGTTTGCTTTAGTTGTTGGGTTTTATCTAGGTGTTCAAACTGTATTGGATTATAAAATTAATAGCTCAAGTTCGGTTAATTATAACGCAAATACTGATACGATGTCGGTTAAAGAATATACCAAATCGCCAAAAGAAGATGATTATACATTAGATTTTAAAGAACATGAATAACGATTATTTGAATTTTGACTGGTCTCCTATTATAAATTGGGAATCTGGTGGTAAAAATTATTACGAAAAATATTTAAGTCATTTCACGTATCCCGGTGGGGCTTCGGGTCCAACTATAATGATAGGTGTAGACTGTGCATATTACACTGAAACAGAACTAAAAAAAATATTTAATTTTTTAAACGAAACCGAAATCAATTTGGTTTTAGGATGTATAGGAGAAACCGGACTAAATGCTAAAAGTTATATTAAAAAATTAAAAGGTATAAAAGTTTCATGGGATAATGCTGAAAGAGTTTTTTACGATATAATACTTCCTAAGTTTTATAATCTCACTTTAAAAGTATGGCCAAAAACCGAAGAGTTGTGTCCAAGTGCTCAAGTAGCTCTAACATCAATCATTTTTAATCGCGGTTCATCTCTGAGCGGTCCATCCAGAATAGAAATGAAAAATATAAAAAATTTGATATTGTTAAAAAAATATAAAGAAATATCCGAAGAAATAATAAAAATGAAAAGATTGTGGATTGGTAAAAAATTAGATGGATTATTGGAAAGAAGAGAAGAAGAATCTAAATTAGTTTTGTCGTGTTAATTTTTTAAAATTTTTAATAATATTTCTTTTTGCTCACCCGTTAGACCTAAACACGGTATATCATCAAATATTAAAGAATTTTGATAAAATTTTTGATCTATAAATGGTATTTTTTTGTTTTTACAAAATATTTTTTTGCAATAAGAATATATTTTATGTGTAAAATACTCAGAATCTTCTAAATGATCCGAAACATCTGACAGGTCTATATCAGTATCGAAAAAAATAAGTTTCATATTTTTTTCATGGCTTATTACTTTTAACTCTTCGTTTATTTTAATTATAGTATTTTTTAAAACATCGTTTACACATCTAACATTTTTTTTTATTTTACCATCTTCGAGCAGATTCCAATCATATAGATAATTTAATATTTCAACAACAAGATCATCACAAAAAGAACTAATCGAAAACATCAATAGTCTTTCTGATAAAACACAATACAAATGTTTATTTATTTGAATCACAAGAGTCTATTATAGCATTTATTAAAACTCTTTCAACTATTTCTGGTGGCAATGAACAATTTGCTTCCGTGATAGTAACCTTTAAATCTTTTATTTTTTTATACAATTGATTTTGTATTTTTGATATTTTAATTTTTTCTTCAAAATTTATATTTTCAAAAATAGTCTGTTCTCTTAATAAAAAAGAATCTAAAAACGGCTCAGATAATTTTTTAATCGATTCAGCCAAACGTTTATAAAATCTATCTAACGGTGATTTATAAGATAAATTATTTTTTTGATCTAAAACCTCAAATATATGACTTAATACTGCTGATTTTTTTAATTGTTCTTTTATTTTTTGATACATTATATTACCTTTCATGTGCGTATCCCCGTAAGGATTATAAGGACATTTGGATGCTGTATTAGGAGATCCACAATATATACAGTTGTTAGGTTCATCCATATGAGCATGGACATTTACAGGAGAGTAAATGCACCCTGATCCATAATTTGAAGCATCACAATAAATACATTTCATTTTTCCAATCCTTCATCGTTATTATTGTATTTTATATCCAACATTTTATTTTTATTATTATTTAAAAAATTTTCTGCTAATTCTATACAATAGTTATTGTTGTATATCATTATATTTTCTTTTGTCAAGAATTTATATTCTTTTAAATGGCACACGTATACATTTTTGTGCGTAATTTTAAAAAAAAGTAACCAAAAAGGTTTATTTGTATGTGATGCTTGTTTTATCCAACCATCCAATATTCCACATTTTCCGGTAAATAATGCATGAAAAGGAAATTCTTTATAATTTTTTACTTCCAAAGAAAAATGTGACAATTCTTCAGGTACAACTATATCACCTTCATTCAAATCTTGTTGAACTTTAGTATATTTTGAAAAATTAGAAATATTTTTACCGCCAAAAAAGGCACCTGATGTAAAAACTCTCATGAAACTAAGACCGAAAACGGATTCTAATAGTTTACAAACTGCATTTTCACCGCGCTTACCTTTATTTTTATTTTTATTTGCCATGTTTTCTATTATTTTTTTTCTTTTTAGATTTTTTTCCTGTAGCAAAAACAGTTAATTCAACAGGATTTCTTTTGATCACTTTACCAATAACTTTAGGAATTCGATTATCACCAGCAGTCTTTTCTCCCCATGAAGTAGAGACATCACCAAAAACACTCATAGCTCCTCCAGCAGTATTGTTTTCCATTATTTGTCTAAAAAGATTATTAAAATTATTAGATTTATTGTTTTTCACTAAAGTTACTTATATTTTTGACATAAAATATTATAAATACTTTCTAAATGTATTAAAATATTATAAAATATATTATCTAAACCCGCCCCCCTCCCTTTTAAAGTATCATTAATTTTTATAATGTCAAGTTTTCTTAAAACTTTAGGTTAACAGATAATAAAAGTAACAGTATAAAGTATTATAAATATTTAAACCCACCTGCCGCCCTTTAGCATAATATTTTTTAAATATATGTCAATATAAAATTTGATTTTATAATTTTATATGATATTATATAAAATATATGGATATTTTAGATGAATACAAAAAAGAAATAATAGAGGATACTAAAATAGACCAGTTTAATATTTTGGATAAACAGTTGATGCTGCCCACAATAAAACATAAATGGGTATCACGGTTAATCGATTGTAAAAAAAATCTCAATAGATTGTTCAAAAAAAAGAAAGATATTAAAAAAATAGTAGTAGAACAAATCCAAGATAGTATACCTAAAAGTTTACCTAAAGCCGCACTGGATATAAAAATAGAAGGATCTGAAAAGGTCAAAGAAATTAATGATGATATAGAAAAATATGAATTATTAGTCGAATATTTAGAAAAGGTAGAAAAAATATTTTCTAGTATGAGTTTTGATATTAAAAACGCAACTGATCTGATCAAGATGGAAACAACATGATTGATATAGATTTTTATAATGATCGGAAAGATTTAATGCAACTGGTTTGTGATCCGACCCAGTTGGAATTGATTAGGCATCATTTTTCGTGTCCTAACCCAGCAGCTATAGCCAGAAATAGATTTACACCAAAAAGATTGTATGCAATAACACCAGCCGGAAAATTTGAATCTGGTTTATTGAAAGAAATAACAAATTATTTAAATTCTGAAAATTTAAAATTTGAGATTTCAGAAGAAGTAAAAAATTTTAAAATCGTTTTTAACCCCTCTAAAATTTTATCTTTGCATATACCGTATAGAGAATACCAAAAAAACGCAATAGAGACCGCTATAAGAGAAAACAATGGTGTAATAGTTGTTGGTACAGGTGGTGGAAAAACATTACTAACCGCTGGATTGATAATAAACTTAAGAGAAAATCTAAACAAACCTAATGCAAAAGTTTTAGTTACTGTTCCAACTATACAATTAGTAGAACAGACCGCTTCTGATTTTAAAGAGTATGGTTTAGATAATATTTCAAAATGGTCGGGAAAAAATAAATTAGATCCGAATGCAAGTATAATAGTTGCTGGTACACAATATTTAGTAGGAAAAAATACAGATTTATCTATATTAAATGACATAGATATTTTATTAATAGATGAATGTCATGTACTTAAAAAAAATAATGAGATAAATAATATATTTAAATTTATAAAAACTCCCTTTAAGTATGGTTTAACCGGATCATTACCAGAAGAAAAAATTGATCAATGGAATATTAGCGGAAAACTGGGACCAATAATATTTGAAAAAAAGACAGATGAACTTAAAAAAGGTGAATATGTATCAGATTTTCAAATATATCTTATAGAAATAGATCACGGAAAAACAAATTTTCCATTTAATCCCAATTCACCAACATCAAAATATGAAAACGAACTAACATTTCTAATGACATGCGAAAAAAGAAATGAAATTATTTCAAAATTAGTAAATAAAATAAATAAAAATACTATTATTATGGTTGATCGTATCATACACGGGGAAGAATTATTAAATAGTCTTAAAAAAATTTGTATAGATTCTCCCGTTTACTTTATACAAGGTTCAACCGAAATGGATGACCGTGAAAAAATTAAAAAATTAATGGAAGAACAAAATAATGTTATAGTTGTTGCCGTGTCTAAGATTTTTTCAACGGGTATAAATATCCCAAATTTACATTCTATCGTTTTTGCATCAGCCGGAAAAGCAAAAATTAAAATTATACAAGGTATAGGTAGAGCCTTAAGATTACACCACACAAAAGAAAAAGCTTATATTTTTGACATAGCTGATAATACATATTATGGAAAAATACATAAAGATGAACGAAAAAAACTTTATGATGCTGAAAAATATCCCTTTACCGAAAAAAAAATATAAATTATGAGAAGAAAAAAAATTAATCCTGACACTTTAGCATTAGATGATGAAACTTTAAAAGAATTAGAAAGAGATCTTTTAATCGAAGATGAAGAAAAAATTAACGATTATAACGAAGACGATGATTCGATTGTTGATGATTGTGATGACGAAGAAGACGAAGAAGAAAATACTATAAAACAAAAACCAGAAAAGAAAAAAATTTATATAGTGCCAAAAGAATTTGATGATGCTATAATGAAATATTATGAAAGCGGAGATCTTACAAACGAACTGGCTAGTATGGTATATAAAATTGCGCAAAAACTTGCATATGCTCCAAACTTTATAAACTATAGCTATAGACCTGATATGATAGGCGATGCTATCATAAAAATGATGAAAGCTTTGATAGGTAAAAAATATCAACATAATAAAGGATCGAATCCGTTTTCATATTTTACTAGAATTGCCTTTAATGCTTATAGAAATAGAATAAAGATAGAAAAAAGAAATCAAGAAATACATGAAAAATACAAAGAAGAATTAATGATGTTTAGTGAACAATATAATACTATCATAAAAAATAGAAATATAAAAATTAGTAATGATCGATGAAGCAATTTAAAAGTAATAAAATAGGAATATTTTCAGATATACACATAGGACTAGGACAAGATAGTTCCGTATGGCACGATATTGTATTAGATTTCGGTAAATGGGCCTCTGAAACATTTAAAAAACGAGGAATTACCGAAATCATCATACCCGGTGATGTGTTTCATAATAGATCTGAAATTTCTGTAAAAACTTTAGATGTATGTAAACAATTCTTTGATTATTTTAAAGATTTTGAATTGATTATTTCTGTAGGAAATCACGATGTTTTTAAAAAAAATGCATCCGACATACATTCGTTAAAACTTTTAGCCGAATGGAAAAATATAACTATAATAGATTTAAAACCTGAAGTATATAAAACTTTAAAAAATAAAACAGTTTCGTTTATACCGTGGGCAACAGATTTAGAAAATTTTCCTACAACTGATATATGTTTTGGTCATTTAGATATTCAATCCTTTTATATGAATGGATTAAAATTATGCGATCATGGTTTTGAATCAAAAAATCTTTTTGAAAAATCAAAATATATCATATCAGGACATTTTCACAAAAAAGAATTTAGAGAATATACTGACGGCAACATTTTATACATCGGAAGTCCGTTTCAACATAATTTTGGAGATGTAGGAGACGAGAGAGGTATATATATATTCGATTTGAATGATAAAAAGTTTGAATTTATAACAAATACAACGTCACCAGTTCATAAAAAAATTAAAATATCTGATTTATTAGATAAAAAAATTAACTCTGATGATCTTAAAAGAGATGTTCCAAATAATTTAATATGTTTAATAATAGATATATCTATTACACCTGATATATATTCAATTTTAGTATCAAAAATTCAAAATTTGGAACCTAAAACATTTAAAATTGAACACGCCGAACCACAACGAGAATTAAACCCAGACGGAACCGAAGAATTTGAAATTTCTGATATATCTAAATCTTTAAATGAATATATAGAATCAATGGATATTAAAAATAAAAAAGAATTAAAAGAATATATTCTTAATGTTTATGATAATTTAAAATAGATTATCGATGAATCACATCAGAGAATACTTATTCTAATATGTTAGAACAATACCATTCGACCAACCACCTGGTGTGATATTATTACTGATTGGAATAGTCGGAAAATTAGTTGTAATTGTACCATTAGCATTTCTAGTAATCCCCGCTGTTGAGGTTCCTATATGAGTATTAGAAGAATTATCTGTACAACAAGGAATACAATTCGGACCACCAGGCCTTGAAATATTTCGATATATATCAAATGTAACATTAATAGTGATTACGCAATTTGAATATATGATTACACTTGGTGTTCTTGGTATGCCATATTCTGTCCATGTCGTAAAACAATTAGGAATATCTTGCCATAAAAATGTTTTACTAAAAACATATCTTCCTAATACACTTGTTATATTAGGTAATGTACAATTTGATGGATATGTACTAGATGGTAATTGTATTAGTTGAACATTAATTCCGTCTACTGGTGGAATCGGTGTCGGTGATGGTGTTGATGTAGGAGTATTGGTAGGAGTTCTTGTAGGAGTAGATGTAGGAGTATTAGTCGGTGTTCCTGTAGGAGTTCTTGTAGGAGTAGATGTAGGAGTATTAGTCGGTGTTCCTGTAGGTGTGCCTGTAGGAGTAGGTGTAGGTGTTTCGGTCTCTGTAGGAGTAGGTGTAGGTGTCGGTGTTCCTGTAGGTGTGCCTGTAGGAGTAGGTGTAGGTGTTTCGGTCTCTGTAGGAGTAGGTGTAGGTGTCGGTGTTCTTGTGGGTGTAGAAGTAGGAGTAGGAGTAGGTGTTCTTGTTGGGATGAATATTATCGTAGGTGTAGGTGTAGGTGTTAGAGTAATAAGATAATCCTTATCATCATCAATATCATCATTAGTACCACAAGAAATATACATTAAAAATATTTACTTTTTATTTGATTTTTTGTGTTATTATATTAATATATAAATATGGAAAATACTGAAATTGGAATTGGAATGATTGATATTTATGATGATAAATCTTTAATTGATTGTTCATATAGTTTATCTAAAATTACTAATGATACTTCTGTGTATGTAATATCGAACAGACTTTTGTCTCTTAAAGATTTTCAATACGATAAAAAATTGACTCATCAGGTGTCTATGGCAACACTAAGAAATCATTGTATATCACACTTTAGATGTTTAGGTATCAAATATATATTTTTGATCAATTCTAACGTAATAATAACCGATCCTAATTTTATAGAAAAAACTATAAAAACTGCTGAATCTTTTGGCACTTGGATTATGACAGGATATCAAGAAACTCCTACACATTTGGACGATTCTGATACAAATACATCATTATGTGTGAATACAAAATTGAATACCGATTTTATTTTTATTAGATCTGGTATTATCGGAAATCTAGGTTATTTTGATGAACGATATGTTAATACAAAAGATTTAGATTTTTTAGATTATATTAATAAGGCAAGAAAATTAGGAATTTATCCACCACATCCGTTCCATCCAACTGTAGGAAACATTTTAAAGTATTCTGATGCTAAAATCCAAAAGGTAGATCATTCCGATGTGTTAGATGTTAAAAATAAATCTGTAGGATTTTCATATGGGTATTTCCATCACCAACATAAATACATACCAGATCACGATGAAATCAAATCGATAACAAAAGATGACTTGATGGAATTTATGGGAGATCTTCAACAAAATTATGCAACCCATGGAAAGTAAAAAAATAGGATGTGCTTTAATAACCTGTGACAGACCAGATTTTTTTAAAAAATCTTTAAATTCTTTGCTGGATGCTGTTCAAGATAAAGATATAGAGTATGTTGTAATAAATGACGGTCTTGAAAAATTACCAGTTTACCCTATTAATTTTATAGAAACTGGTGGTAAAAAAGGTGTTGCTATTGCTAAAAATTTAGGATTAAAATTTTTGATTGATAACGGATGTACTCATTTATTTTTAATGGAGGATGACATAGAAATAACCGATAATAATGTTTTTGATAAATATATCGAAACTTCTAAAAAAACCGGAATCAAACATTTTAATTACGGATTACACGGAAACCATAATTTAAATTACGATAAGACTCCTAATGTTTTAAGTACTATAAACTATCCAGATAATGTAAAAATAGATTTATACCCCAATCTACTGGGAGCATTTTCTTACTATCATTTGGAGGTAATAACAAAAATCGGATATATAGATGAGAAATTTTTTAATGCGCTGGAACACGTAGACCATACGTATCAAGCAATTAAAAATAATTTTCACCCGCCTTTTAGATATTTTGCAGATATATATAATTCTAAAAATTATTTAAAGGATATTGTACCCGATCATCAAAATAGTAAAATAAGAAATGAATCAAATTTTCAAGAAATTTTTAAAAAAGGATTGGATACCTTTATAGAAAAAAATGGATTTAGCGTTGTTAATGGATACGGACCAAAGGAAAATTTTGTAGATATGGATTATTGTAAAAAACAATTAAAAAATATATATTACATGACAAAAATTTTACCATTAGCAGAATCCACCAAATTATCAACCCATGCATAAATTTCGGTTTCAAAATCAGATATAGTATTATCTATTTCTTCTTGAAGCTCTGGTGTTATTTGTACGGAATGCGGACCTTGAGGAGTTCCCCAAGTAAAATACGTAGGTAAAATTTTGGGAAATTCTCTATTAAATACAACTTTTCCGGTTATTATATATTGGGCTATAACTTCATTGGTAAACTCAAAAACATTTCTTAATTTTCTATCTCTTGCCGATTTAAAAGTACCTAGAGCATGAGCAACTTGTCTTTGCATTTCTCTTATATTTTTAGTGTTTTGATTGTATTCGTATTTAGAAGTTTTTAAACTTTTTCTATAAATTTTATCGGCTACATTATCAATCATTCGTTGAAGTAATTTTTCCAATTCGGAATATTCGTAATTGCTTCCTTTGCTAGATCTTCTTAGAGCATGACCAAAACGATGTGCTAGTGTCCATGCCGTAGTAGGTATTTTTTCGGCTCCTTTATTACTAGTATAAAAAATTGTAATATTATCATCATTAATAGGAATATCCAATTTTAATTTATCTCTAATAAAATATGGATCGACCTCACCTACTTCAGAATATTTCCAACCTTCTTTTGTAGAAACCATATAAACATCAAAATCCTGCCTAGTTTTAGCCCAAAGTTTTTTTATTTTTTCTACACCAGCAGGACTAGTCAATATACCTCGACTAGCCTTATCATATCCTCTTTTTTTAGAAGTCGGTTCCCATTCTCCTACCAAATTAAAACTATCTATAGGAGCTTCTTTTAAGATATTATTGTATATATCTTCTAATAAAATTTGATCGTTATCTTTCATTTCTTTTTTCTTTTTTTAGGAACACAGTTAGGAACCATTTTATTACCCTTTTTTTTCATTCCTTTTTGTTCATAATCTTTCCAACACGCTTCCAATATCATATTAAAATCTAAATACGATTCGTTTTGTTGGTTTTCACTAGATTCTATAGCTCCGATTTGAGCAACAGCTTTTTTCTTACTACTATGAGTACCAAAACATTTCTTTCCTGTTTTTTTGCAAACTTTATATTTATTAGAGGATTTTTTTATAGTGTAAGGCATATATATATATATAATTAATCTTTTATTTTTTATTTTATAAAAAATATGTTTGTTTTTTGTATTTCGTAATTTTCAGAATTCCATATTTCATTTTCTATTATTTTAGCAGAGTAGTATAAAACATCATTAATGATGTTACATTTATATATACTATTACCGAATTCATCTTGTATTTCTCCTAAAACAGCACCGTCTTTATTAACTACTATAGATTTATTTTTCGATATCGAAGAATGACCAGTTATAATATAATTTTCGTTGTAAGGAGCTATTCTGTAAATTTTTTCAAAAAAAGAAAAAATAATTTCTTTATTTTTTATAAATGCTTTATTGGAATATACATAATTTGTAAATTCTCCGTCAAAAAATCCTTGCCATACCTTTTCTTTTACAATTTTCCACACGTTACCATTTTTTATGTAAATATTGAAATTGTAACTTAAACTTAATATATTATTAACAAAAATAGGAGAACAATGAACATGAAAAGGAGATTTTGGTTCGTGTGGAAATTCTACTTCTTCATAATTTT